GAGTCTGGATTCTTGCCTACTCCGAACACAATGGATCACATAGATCGAAAGGGAATGAGACCATCGAGAGCAGCAACGAACAGGAAAAGCGGTTATCTGTCAGAGATGATCAAGATGTACCCAACTCCCAACGCAACAAACATAAACACACCTCAATCAGAAAGGGTGGAACAAACAAAATCTGGAAGTTTTATTCTAAGGAAGAAAAACAAACCACACATGACTTATGGAGCAAGACTACAGGATGCGATGCTGTACTTGGAGAAGAAGATGATGCCAACTCCAAGTGCATCGGAACACAAATACAGACTAAAGGGAAACACACAAGCATCAAAATGTCTGGAAGCACAAGCCAGAAAACTTGGTGGGAAGCTCAATCCTCACTTTGTGGAGTTCCTAATGGGTTATCCTATGAATTGGACAAAGATCGAGCCAACAGAATTAAAAGTCTCGGAAACTCAATCGTTCCCCTCATCGCAAGAGAACTTGGACTCGCCATCATCAAAGCAGAAGAGGATGTATAGAACCCCTACTGCTATGGATGTAGCGGAAGATAGTTTTGTCTTTGCTGCAAAACTTTTGAAAGGTAAAATAAATAGAAGTTCTAATTCAAGGGTACAGATAACTTTATCTACTGATGTGGCTATGGAATATTTAAAATCTAATCCACACTTGATTGATGAGTATGATAAACCATTTAAAATTAGACCTAACCTACCCAATAAGTTTGAGTTTATATCTTATCTTAAATCTAATAGTACAATCAAAGATCTAGCTAATAAAACTGATCTACCTAAGACTAAGATTGAGCATTGGTTTAGGAAAGATAAATGTTTTTCCTATCCAAGTATTGAGGATTGGAATAAGATAAAACCATATTTAAAAACAATACAGTTTGATGATGAGCTTACTTATGAGATTGATGAGGATTGGAAATCTTAATGGCTAGATGGACTTATGCCTTTAGTAATGGCAGCTATAACGATTGGCATAGAAAATACGATGGTATTGCTATGATTGATATAGATTCTATTGAGTGTTGTCCTAAATGTTATGAGCCTTTGGCGGTCCTTGAGACTTGCTTCGACAAGGGACAGAAATGGAAGGCTACCACCCTTGCAAACATAGTCGGTAAACGCTTAAACATACCTGTATTTTTGGTGTTCTATAAAAAACTGACCCATGACACCCTAACTTTTAGGATCAAGCGTATAACAAGCTCTCAGACAGAGTTTGAGGTTATGAACGAGAACCAATGGCTATCTATCTTGCTAGACCTCCAAGAGAACCATAAAAAAGTATGTAATGAACAAGACTAGAGGATTTTTACAGCTTACATACATACTTTACCACCATTTAGATAAGGTTGGGGGGTCTAAAAAAGCTAATTGCTTATCTGTTTATCTATCTTTGATGAAATATTGTTGGAAATCTAACGATTATAGAGCAGGATTAAGGCACTCAACTATTGAGAAAGATACTAAGTTATCTAGGACCACAATTCACAGAACATTACTAACTCTTACTAAATTAAATGTGATCTCTACTATAAAAGGTAGGTCTGGTAAGACCTATCAAATTAACCCTAAGTTTGTTAAGTTTGAGAAGGGTATGTTTAAAAATGAAACATCAATGTATAAAAATGAAACATCCAATGTTTCAAATGTAAAGACATTAGTAGAAACATTAATATACAATAATACAATAGAAGAAATCATAAAAAATAATAGAGGTAATCAACAATTAATAATTGACAATTTAGCGAAGCTCCCCTTGACAGACTTGAAAAAGGATAAGAACAATCCTTATTATATTAAGTTAGCCATTCAGAGAAAACAAGAATTACAAGCCAATGAGAAAAAGACCTATGTGTCCCCTCAAAAAATCTTACAAGCTCTAAAATCTATAAGTAAGAATAGCAATCCAAGATACAGAGAGAAGGTTGCATACAACAAAAGAAACAATTTAGATTATAAAGGTAATGCCAAAGATAAAGATAAGGTGTGAGGGTATATCTAAGCAAAGCGGTAAGCGGTGTCGTGCTAAAGGGTACTTCACTCCTACCTCAAGGCGTATGCTTTGTAGATTTCATGGGGGATCTCAATCTACAGATTCTAAAACCAGAAAATATAAAGGTTTATACAACAATAAAAATGTAACTATACAAAACAAAATAAAACGATTAAAAAACTTAGTAAACTTTAGAGATAAAACAGATGAACAAATCAAAGAGCATATCCAAAACCAAGAACAACTTGCCACTCAATCTGACAGATTCAGAACAAAATACTATACTCGCCACTATTTACGATGGCGGAATACCCCATATCGTAGTCAGAGACACCTTAAAGATCAGCTTGATGTCTTTCTACAAGTTCTTAGATCAAAATCCAAAGTTTAAAGAAAAATTTAACCAAGCTCAAGAGATAGGTATAAAAACATTGGTTGAGAAAATGTTAGCAATCTTCTCGTCTGATGTAACTGAAATGTCTAATGAAGAGCTCTTATTTTTAAGAGAGAAACAAAACTATTTAAAATGGTTAGCACCTAGAGTCAGTTCTTTATTTCAAGAAAAGCAAAATCTTAATGTTAAATCGGATAGTTCTATTCGTATTTCGTGGGAAGATAATCAAAGTGATTTGATTGATGTAGCTGCCGAAGATATAACTCCGACAACTACTGAGAGTAAAGATTAATTAAAATAACCTTGTTGATATTTTTTTAAAAGATATTGACTTAAACCTTTTTGAAATTCTTGCTTATCTTTTTTACTGTCTGCAAGAACCTCTATTCTCAAACCTTTTAATATATTTGGTTGTTTCTTTTTTGTTATTTTCTTTTTCATTATTGGTCCTTTCTGTTTGTTGTTTTCCTAGTCTTATATTTTCTTGAGTTAATTTTATAAGTTTCATTATAAATCCACTTGTTACTTCAACCTCATGAAAATTCTGTTTTTCTAATTGTTTTATCATTAAAATATTACTGATCCTAAAATAAAACCAATAATAAATATTACTATTTCAGCTCTATAATATAAGCTCTTTGAGCCTATTTCTTTACGCCATTCTTTAGGTGTTTTACCCATTAATATCATAATTATACCTCGCTTTCTGTTGTTAAATTTCTTATTTCACTTAATAAAAAATTCTTTTTCATTTGCTCATTGTAACTAGCATCATGAGTATGGTTTCCACACTCATAACAAAAAGTATTTTCTATTGGATATTCTTTTTGTGTTTTTTCAATATCTAATTGAATCTCTGACAATTTATTTTTAAGATATTCAATTATTATTTTATTTTTATCCATGTTATTTACCTTTCTATATTGTTATTATTGATACTATCATCAAAAATAAAATTAATACACAACAATAAAAATTTATACTTTTCATTATTGGTCCTTTCTTTTTTGTTTAATTCTATTCATACAATCTTGAAGATCCATGAATAAATAGAATTTACATTGGTATTTTTTTGTCAATATTTCTGTGATTGATTTGTAGTCTTTAGCTTTCATATTTACCTTTCTATTTTAAATTTAAACTCATGTTCTGTTTGAGCTTTAGGATCTCGCATTTTATAAATAATATCTCTTACTATTTCTCTGTCGATACTATCCCCATCAAACTCAAGTTTCATATTTAATAATCTAATCTCTATTGCTCTTTCAACTTCTTTCATTTTTAGATTATTTCCAAAAAAATCTTTGTATAAACCTTCACCTCTACCATAGAAGGACCATACATATTTTTTGAAGTTTTCTATTTTTTCATTGGTATTTTTCATTGTTTGTTTTCCTTTCATTTTTATATTTATATTAATTGTATAATTATTATAAGTCAATTAATTAGTTTGATTAGAAATAGCGTTATTATATCCAACAACAAAACCCAACATTTCTAATTTACTATTAAATCTTTTAATATCTCTACAATATTGATTATAACCATTATTAATAGAATAGTTATTGAAACAAACACCCTCTTTTATGATCTCATCGCTTGTAATATTTCCATAACCATATTTTTTAAGATTTTTGGTAAATTGTCGACAATGACTAGCATAATAGTATTTATCATAACCCTTCAAAGTAAAATTAATATTTTGTTTTTTAAGTTTGAACTCAAGTTCATTTCTTAATTTAAACAAATTACCCATTTCAGTTAATGATAATTTATCGTTTTTTAAATCTTGCTTAACTTCTTTTAATAGTTTTCTTATTTTTTTATTTGTCATTTTTGTTTCCTTTCGTTTTTTCTATTATATTAATTGTATAATTTATTATTGTCAAGTTTATTGGTTTTTGTTGATTTCATTAGTTTTTTTCTTTTAATTTAAGTTCAATATCAAACTTATGAGAAAATTCATGGTTTGATTTCTTCCAAAGCTCTTCAAACTTCTCATTAAAAGTATGGTAGTTACTATCTTCAAAACCAAAATATGAAGTGTCAAAAATCTTTTTGCCATCCCATTTAAAATATTGAGAGATCATTAATCCTAACGCTTCACTATCTGTTGTAGTTGATGGATCTACAAAACTTTCTTTTTTTTGTTCTTCAATTAATTGTTTTAGTTTTTGTTTTATTGTCATTGTGTTGTTTCCTTTCATTTTTATTTATTTATACAAATTATATATTTATTTATTAAAGTCAAACATTAAATATATTTTTTTTAGTTAGATTAGAATAATTCTAATGTGTGTTATTTAAACAACAATGTTGCAAAAATATCACAAATAAAAAATATTAAAATAATACTTGCATATATATAAAATGGATATATAAAGATTAAAAACAATTAATGAAAGGTTATAAAATGAAAATAACAATAAATGCTGCTGATGTTATTAAAGCTCAGCAATTTAAAAAAGAAATGAGTGTTGAAGATTTTTCAAAAACTGATGAATTTAAAACACTTGAACAAGCTGGTTTAATGAGTGTTGAACCAAACAAGTTGTATAGTAAGTCAGTTAAAACTTTAAAACTTAATTTAAGAAAGGTATAAAAAAAATGTCTAAAGGTGAAATATTAATTAATATGGTAGCTGGTGAAACTTGTATTAATCCAGGTTTATTAATGGATGATAAAAATTTTGTAGCTCAAGCTAAAAAATTAATAAAAGATAAATTAGAGTTTATGGTTGTTAAAGATAAACTTGTTAAATGGTGTAATAATAATTATTAAATAATAATAAACAATTAAACCTACTGATTAATTAATTTTAATTGGTAGGTTTTTTTTGTGCGATCCTAAAATTATAATTGAAATGTTGTGAGGGTTAAAAACAAAGTAAGGTTTAAATGTTGCTATTCTAATATAGCAACGCCTCGCAGCTCTTAGCATAAAGAATCGGTCAGTATTGTTGACCTATCTATATCATTAACCAATTAAAAGAATTTATTTAATCATTAGCGGTAATCTTTTATTATCAGAACCCTAAACTGTATATATTTACAGACTAGGATCTCTTTTTTCGTTTGCTTGACCCCCCTATACCCCACAAAACGACCGCCGTTTATTATATATATATACATGGGACTCGAGGACACCTTTATACACACACACCTTTTGCTTTCATTCCACACAGAATAAACTATATCTAGTATATGAATTACTTTTCATCAGAAGATCTAGATTGTGTTTGCTATATCGAAGAAAAAACCAACAATGTTGTAATTAAATTCTTTGGTATGCCTAACCATGACTCTGCACAACTATTTACATCTTACATCATGATGAGACTAGGATTTGAATACACACCTTTTGGAGAAGATAATTACAGCAAATCAGTTCACTAATTATGGACATCAAGATACCCTACACACCTAGAAAGCACCAGGCTCACTTACACAAACAAATAGATAAGCACAGATGGAATGTATTAGTTTGCCATAGAAGGTTTGGCAAAACAGTATGTATGATCAACCACCTAATTAGGTCAGCATTACTGTCCAAACAAAAGAACCCTAGATACGCCTACATTGCACCTACCTTCAAACAAGCTAAAAGTATTGCATGGGATTACATGAAACAGTTTACCGCCAAAATACCCCACACCAAGTTTAACGAAACAGAGCTGCGTGTAGACCTACCTAATGGTTCTCGTATCACCTTGCTAGGCTCAGAGTCTCCAGATGGATTAAGAGGTATATATCTAGATGGATGCGTGATTGATGAGTACGCAAATGTAAACAGTAAGTTGTTCCCAGAAATCATTAGACCAGCATTATCAGATCGTAAAGGTTACTGTGTGTTTATTGGTACACCTATGGGAATGAACAATAACTTTTATGAATTATACCAACACGCACAAGGAGCAGAAGATTGGTTCAACTACAAGGCAAAAGCTAGTCAAACAAAAATTGTTGATGAAGAAGAGTTGGTCAAGGCAAAAGAGGTTATGGGTGATAAGAAATACCAACAAGAGTTTGAGTGTGATTGGATAGCAAACATCGAGGGTGCAGTATATGGAGATATTATTGCAAAACTAGATGATGATAAGCAGCTTACAAGAGTTCCCTACGATCCTGCTCTACCAGTATCAACAGCATGGGATCTCGGTGTCTCCGACCACAGTAGTATAATATTTTATCAGCAGTTAGGAAGATCAATAAGCATAATAGATTATCATGAAGAAAGAGGTCAAGGTTTACCATACTATGTTCAGCTTGTTAAAGACAAAGATTATGTTTACAAGGATCACTTTGCACCACACGACATTGAAGTTACCGACTTTGGCAATGGCAAAACCAGGAGAGAGGTCGCCTACCAATTAGGAATTAGGTTCAAGGTAGTTCCAAAAATTCCACTAGAGGATGGCATACACGCAACCACAATGACCCTGCCTAGATGCTGGATTGATACAGACCATTGCAAAAAGTTAATAGATGCGTTAAGACACTACCATAGGAAGTACATCGACAAAAATAGAATGTTCAGATCGAAACCTGTCCACGACTGGAGCAGTCATGCGTGTGATGCGATGAGGTATCTAGCTGTTGGACTACAAGAAATTAATACTAGACAATCAGCTCCACAAAGTGTAGCAGATAATAGTTACAGGATTATATAATTATGGGATCAATATTTAGACCAAAAACACCACCGCTACCGCCAGTGCAACCTGCACCAGAGCCACCTCCAGCAGTTCCAGAAGAAATGGCTCCAGAAGAAAAAGAAGCTATCGCAAAAGAACAGGCAGCGGTTGAAAGAAAAAGAAGAGGTAGAAAATCTACTATTCTTACTTCACCACTTGGTATACAAGAAGATGAAGATTCTAAACTAGAAACTTTATTAGGCAAATAATATGTTAGATAAAATTAAAAAAATTTTTAAAAGAAAACCAAAAGCAAAAGCTAAAGAAGAAGTTTTAGTATTAGCTGAAGATAAAACTTTTGAAAATGAAATTAACAAACCACAAGTGAATGAAACAATAACTGAAACAAAATCAGAAACTAAATCATCACTAACATTAGGAGAATAATTATGGGTGCAGGAAATGCAGGATCAGGTGGCGGACAAGGAAGCGATCCTAATTATAATAGTGCAGGTAAATTAAAAGATAAAAAAAATATAGGAGATAATAAACAATCTGATGCACAAAGAAAATCATCTATAGAAAAAGCTAATAAAGCTAAAGCAAAAACAAAAACTAAATTTGGTTATACTAAACCTAAAAAGAAAAATATAGTTGAAACAATAATAGATAAATCTCCTGTAATAAATCTTTTGAAAAATAATCCTATTAGCAAAAAGACAGAAGAAGTTAATAGAAAATTTTATGAAGAAAAAGTTGTACCTGCTGGAAAATCTACAGCACCAAATTATGAAACTTATATGAAAGATAGGTTGTCTGGTAAAACAGATGCTTATGGAAATAAAACTGCAAGAGATAATGATGGTGAAAATAATAATACACCTACACCTACACCTAAAGTTAAAGTAGCAGAAATACCTAAAGTTAAAACTGCACCTACAGAAGCTGAAGTTTCACAAAGTTCTGCAACAGATACAACTACTGTTGAAGAACCAAAAAAAGTAGATGATATTTATACTAGAAAAAGAAAAGCAAAAGCTAGAGGTAGATCAATGATGACATTAACTGGTCCTCGTGGTTTAAAAAAAGATGAAAAACTTACATTAGGTAGACCAAGTTTATTAGGATCATAATGGCAAGAACAGATTTAAGTAAAAGTTTATTGTCAAGATATGATAAACTTGAAAGTCAAAGACAAAACTGGGAAACGCATTGGCAAGAAGTTGCAGATTATATGCAACCAAGAAAAGCAGATGTAACTAAAAGTAGAGCAAGAGGTGATAAAAGAAACGAATTAATTTTTGATTCATCACCAATACAAGCAGTAGAATTATTAGCAGCATCATTACATGGTATGTTGACAAATCCATCAACACCTTGGTTTACCCTAAGATTTAAAGAAGAAGATATTGATAACGAAGAAGAAGCAAAAATTTGGTTAGAGTCTGCAACAGACGCAATGTACACAGCGTTTAACAGATCAAACTTTCAACAAGAAATATTTGAATTGTATCATGATCTAATTACGTTTGGAACTGCTGCAATGTTTATTGAAGAAGATCAAGATGATATAATTAAATTTTCAACAAGACATATCAACGAAGTATTTATTGCAGAAAATGATAAAGGTAGAATAGATACAATATTTAGAAAATTTAAAATATCTGCTAGAGCTGCGTTACAAAAATTTGGCGATAATGTTTCATCAGATGTACAAGGTATATTTAGAAAAGATCCTTATCAAGAAGTAGAAATATTACACGCAGTTTATCCAAGAGCAGACTTTAATCCTAAGAAAAAAGATAAAGAAAATATGCCATTTGAATCTGTTTACTTAGAATATAAAAATGGAAATGAATTATCTATATCTGGATTCAAAGAGTTTCCTTTTGTAGTACCAAGATACTTAAAAGCATCAAACGAAATTTATGGTAGATCACCAGCAATGACAGCTTTGCCAGACGTTAAGATGCTAAACGAAATGTCAAAGACTACAATTAAAGCTGCACAGAAACAAGTTGACCCACCACTATTAGTTCCAGATGATGGTTTCTTACTTCCTGTAAGAACTGTACC